ACAGAAGCTTAAAATTATCTATTAGAATTGAGAATTCAATTAGATAATAAAGAAAGCAAGAAATTCTTTTCCTCAAAACATCTTGTTTTCTATGCAGATGGTAGTGTGTTCAATACCAAAACCAATAGATGGGCAAAATATAAAGGCAGAATAATAAATATTAAGCCCTAATCAATCTTTCCTTCCTTTTTTTTCATCCTACAAACAAAATTTACCCTAAAATATATAAGTATTAATAGATATTTGTGTAAGGGGTGAATTATGGCTATTCGATATGATGAAAACTACATCAAAAGACCGAATATAGAAATTGAATATACTGATGAGAACATAGAAGAACTTGTAAAATGCAGGGATGATATCCTGTATTTCACTAAAAATTATGTAAAGATTGTTACCTTAGATGAAGGTGAAGTCTTATTTGACCCATATGAGTACCAAATTAAAACTTTAGAGCTATTAGAGCATAACAGGTTTTTCATTGGTCTATGGGCAAGACAATCAGGCAAAACCACCATTGTAGCTAACTATGCTCTTTGGTATGCAGTCTTTAACGGTAACAAGAACATTGGAATTGTATCAAACAAAGAGTCTTCAGCTAAAAGAATCTTAGATAATATTAAAAAGATGTATGAAGGTCTTCCTGTATGGTTAAAGCCCGGTGTGACTGAATATGCTAAGACTTCAATAACATTCGATAATGGAACAAAGATAATTATTTCAGCCACAACTCAGGATGCATTTAGAGGTTGGCCTATGAATATAGTTATCTGTGATGAGTTTGCTTTTGTGCCTTCCAATAATGCAGAAGAATTTTGGTCAAGTAATTATCCTACCATATCATCTTCTCAAAAATCAAGAATAATAATTATATCTACTCCTAATGGTATGTTCAATATATTCCATAGGTTATGGACAGGTGCTAATACTGATGGAGAACAAGGAAATTCATTTACTCCACAAAAAGTCACATGGGAAGCAGTTCCCGGCAGAGACAGAGCATGGGCAAAAGAACAGGTCAAGAATCTTGGTATTCATGGATTCAATCAGGAATTTGCTTGTAAGTTCCTTGGTTCAACAAATACCGTTATTAATCCTGAAACGCTAAGAACGCTATTATCTATGGATGAAGACCCGAAATTCTTTGATTTAAAGGACAGATTGAGGGTTTATGAAAAGCCCATTGATGGTGCTAATTACGTTTTAGGAGTTGACCCTGCAAAAGGTACAGGAGAGCACTATTCAGGTATCCAAATTCTTAGAATCAACTCTACAATGCCTGTAGACATGACTCAAGTAGCAGTCTTTGAGGATAATTTAACAGATGTTTATGAATTCTCACAAATTATCCATAGATTATCCATTTATTATAACAATGCTTATATCTTATGTGAGAATAATGGTGAAGGTGCGGCTGTTATTGGTCAAATTTGGTGGCATTGGGAGAATGAAAATCTTGTTAATTCAGGTTCTAAAGTAGCAAGTCTTGGTGTTAGATCAAACAGAAATACTAAACCTAAAGCTGTTCTATTAATGAAAAAGTTAATTGAGGATGGTTCAATTGAACTTAAAGACAGAGAAACGATTGAACAATTAGGTTCTTATATTGAAGAATCAGGAAAATTCTTTGGTAAAGACAAGGATGATGATTTGGTTGATGCCTTATTTTGGGCCTGTTATCTCTTTGAAATGAATATTTTAGATGATGAATGGAAGTTCAAAGATGGTGAAGTTGAAGATGGAGATGATGCATGGGGAATCCTGTCTGATATTGAAGATGATATAGATGATTGGAGTTGGTTAACTAATTCAAGCGTTTTTGATCATTAAAAATATAAATATAGTTAGAAAGTTAGGAGAATAATAAAATGGCATTAGATATCAGAAAGAGCAAAGGAGATTTAGCTGATTTAATCAGAAGAAGATTAGGTGAACCTGTAATCAAGGTTGAACTAACCACACAACAGATTTTTGATGCTATCGACTATGCAAAACAAAAATGGATAAAATGGGGAGTTGGTAATTCTATTGTTGAAACCTATTTTACAACTTTACTATTGGCAGGTCAAAATTTTTATGATCTACCTATTGGTGTTGTCGATGTGGTTGATTATGATGATCAAGGAGCAGATTATGGCATTAACACTTTATTTACCATTGATAACTTTTTATTTTCAAGGGGTGTATATGACCCTATAATGTGGACAGGTGGTTATGGTTATTCACTTGTAAGTTATCACCTTGCATTAGATTTTTTAAAAACCATAGATAGATATACTCCTTCCATATATAATTATAAATATCATAAATACACTAATCAATTAGAAGTCCATCCTTTTCCACCTTCAGGAAATGTCTTAACAGTTGAAAATACAAACGGACAACCTGTAGATGTAGATTCACCGGGATTCGTATTGCTTAGAGCATATATGATTGAAGGTAGTCATTATGGGGGAATGGAAACTAATCCTCAAACGTCTACATGGAAAAGAGGGGATTCAGATGAGAACTTTTATACTTCTGATTGGATATTCGATTATGCTTTAGCTGAATGTAAGCTAGTACTAGGTAGAATCAGAAGTAAATTTGCTCAATTTAACTCCATTGGTAATATAGGTATTTCATTAGATGGGGATGCATTGATACAAGAAGCTATGACAGATAAAGAAAGACTTGAAGAAACATTAAGACTTGAAGAAGGACATGAAGGATATGGAATCATATGGGGGTAAAAAAATGAGTGCATTTAAAGATTATATGAAGGAAGGAACTGAAGAAAAGGTATATACGGAGATATTAGATTTTTTTTCCAATAATCCAAGTCCACCTGATTCTAAAGTTCATGCTCTTGCAGAAAAACTAGGTATTAATCCACATAAGTTTGAGGGATATATATATTCTATTTTAGGGTCTATATTAAGTTCAGGTAGAGCTAAACAGAAAAAATTTACTGAAAAGGATGCAGATAGAAAAGAATTAGCTACGGGTATTAAAGTAGAAACAGAACATACGGGGAATAAAGCTATAGCTAAAAGAGTTGCTTTAGATCATTTAGCAGAATTTCCTGATTATTATACAAGATTAATTAAGATGGAAAAAGAAGCAGAGGGGAAAAAAAATAATGGGTAAATTTAAAGACTACTTAACTGAAGCAAATAATCCTAAAATTCTAAATGAGTTATTTGTACAGGCAAATGAGATATCAGCTATGAAAAAAGGTAAAGAAAGAGACCTACAAATAGCTAGAGTTAGTATGATAGCAGAATTAGATGCCGCTAACTTATATGAGAAATTAGCTTTACTTTCTTCAAATAAAGATTTAGCCAATGTTCTAAAAGATGTAGCCAATGAGGAAAAAGTTCATGCAGGAGAATTTGAATATTTTATTGAACAGCTTGACCCTGAATGGGAAAATTTAGAAGATGAAGGGGAAGAAGAAGCTGAAGAAAAATCTAAAAAATAAAGGAGATATAAATGAACTTAATAGATAAATATTTAGGTGGCACATTAGATGAAGAAGGTGGTAAATACAAATGTAAACCGTGTGGATGGGTATATGACCCTGCTAAACATGGTGGTAAATCATTTCAAGATTGGAATGGGCCTTGTCCTAAATGTGGAGCACCAAAAAGCAAGTTTGTGAAAATTTAAGGGGGAAATATTATGCCAAGTACAATGAAGGAGTTTTTAAAAAGAGCTTTAGATGAAAATACTAATGAAATGTCAAATGACAAAAAAGTGCAGGGTTATAGATCGGGTGCTTATTCTTTAAGTTCTGTATTCAATGATTTTAGTCAAGGTTATATGAGGGCAATGGGTCTATTGGTACAAAATAAACAAGCAATGAAACCCGAATATAAAAAACTAAGAGATAGTATAGCTACTGCATATGAAAGATTAGATGATGCAATATCAAAACACAATGAAAAATTAAATAAAGACGCTCAAGAAAAAATGTAAAGGGGGAAGAAATATGTCAAAAGAAGAAAATAGAGGTATGATTGATGCATACCAACAAATGTTGAAAGATGGTACAGCTTTTAAAGAGGTAGATATAGGAATGCTTACTGAACCTGATATATCAGAAGCATCAGGAGTAGCTACAAGAGATGTTATTCCTGAAGCAAATCCTTTAGGAGATAAAGTTGAAACTCCTGAACGTCAATATCACAATGATTATTCAGAGTATGATTCAGTAATGGAGCAAAGAATAAACAGATTAAGACAAAAA